CTTCGGTAGCCGTAAAGGCTGTAGCCGCTGTGAAATGACGGAATTCCTGCCAATCGCCTTCCCCGGCCTTCCGCCATAGTTTCGCACTATCAGTACCCGCTACGAATTTACTTATATCGAAAGTAAAATCACCCTTAGTCAGTACGGCGTTAGTTAAAGTCGTAGGGGCTACGTTAGTATCGTTGTCCTGAGTCGAAGTTGTATTATCGGGGCGGGTATGCTTGATTAACCATATACCACCTACCATATTAGTATTGAATGGTTCATTGTCCGTACCGGAAGCAGTCAATGTTCCCGTAGCATCGGCTGGGAAATAATACCCACTTCTCGCAGTGCCGCCAAGCCTCGCAAAGCCAATTAATGATGCGGCGGTAGTATTTTCCGTAAGGAACGGCCCGCCCGTAAACGGTACGTCAACTATCGTCCAGTCGAGAGTATCAAGTCGAGAGAGCTTCTTCGGATGAACGTCGTTATGGGCGATATACATTACATCAGCACTCTGGGTATAGTGAATAGCAAATGCCTGAGCGGTTGTATAAGGTGATATTATCGAATATGGAGTAGTGGAGTAAAGACTTGCAACCTCTGTAGGAGTAAGAACGTCGCCATAAATTGATATTTCATCTATTTTATCTTCCCAGAAATTCTCGTTTGCAGTATCACCTGCGTTTCTTTGTGAGCCTATTCTAACTTCTTCTGCTCCATTCTGCATAGCTGTGTAAGAAGCATTTTCAGTATTGGTTGAGGCTACGGCAGCACTATCGACATACAATATTATACCAGCGGCAGCAGTAGATTCGTCGGCAGGGGCGGAATACGTTGAACTTAAGAAATGCCATCCAGTCGTTAAGGCTGAATCTGATACGGCAGACACTTCAGAAACTACGGTTGTTTCTATTCCATTGCCATCATTCCACATCGCTGATATTTGAGCCTGATTAAGTTCGATATCGAATAGTATTATATTGTCTAATTTGTCGCCCCAGTATTGGTCTAAGGTTCCGGCTGTCCCGTACTTTGCACCTATCACAACTTTAGTCGTAGTATTCTCCATAGCGACATAAGTACCCACCCCTCTGGTCGTATCCTGTTGTGGTGGCGCAACCGCGTCAACATACAAAGTCATACCGTCAAAGGCAGAGACTCCACCTACACCGCTATAAGTAATAGCGACAAAATGCCAACCGGCTGTAACAGTGCCTGTTAGCGTTTTGCCCTTACCGGTATCCGCACTCTCATCGAAAGCACTAAAGTTCAATGTCCTGGCGCCCACCCAGAATATCCATTCTCTCGCTTCCGAGCCGATATTCTCATCCATCTTGGATAATATGGTCTGCTGCGAAGTGAGGTTATCGAAGAAAATCCAACCGACAATACTCATTGCGCTGTCGTTAACGGCATCCCCGAAACTATAAGCGGCGTTATCATTGACCTCTACTGCGTACTGAGTATCCATATCGAAAGCGCCGCTTAGCTGTCCGGTTGCGGCTAACGTGCTTGTATTGACAGTCGAAACGCCATTCTGTAACCCAACAGCATCGACAACGGACGTATTGGCCGCATCTTCATTTAGTTTCCATTGCGAAATTCTATCGGCCTCTAAATTAGAACTGCTATCCGATAAGTGAAGTTGTAATTTTCTATCGTTAGTTAAGCTGAATCGCCATTCCTGAATCGTCGCCGCATCCCGCCATTTAGATAAAAGAACCTGCAAGCCACCTTGGTTTGTCACTCTACCCCAACATGCAATACTAAAGGCTGTATCATTAGAATTATCAGTAAACGAAAAATCATCGTGGTCTGAAATCTCTACGTCATATTGACCATCTAAGTCAAAACCCGCATTAACTTTGCCTGTTGTCGTTAGCGTAGAGGTATCTATAGACGCTGTGCCGTTATGAGTAGCGCCATCATCGTCTAATACGGTAGTTCCCGCGGCATCATTAAGAAGCCAGTGAGCGATAACATTATTAAGGCCAGATATGTCCTCAGTACCCACCCCTTGATTGACTATCGCCTGGTCTTTATAAAACCTCAAGAGCAGGTTCGTCCATTCCTTAATAAGCGCATCACCAACCGAGAACTCGAACTCGGTCAGCCTCGCTCTCGTCGGTGAGGTGGCTTTGTATATCGTTCCCGGACGCTTAGTAAAGCCGCCGTGAGGCAGGACGAGAGCATTAATGACTTTCGAGCCGCCGTTGTAATACTTACTAAGGTCGGTACGGCCATCCATGTACTGCGATAGCTCTCCGGCGTTCCATGAATTTTTTAAGAGTTTAGTTGCTGGCATTACACGCTATACCGCCCTCTCGTTTGTGAATATATACTTAATACTTCTGCCGCTGATAATGCTTTGTTGTAAATTTGGACATCTGATATTATGCCGTCGAAAGTGCGGGAAATGGTAGCACTGCTACCAATAATTAAATCTATTGCTGAATCATCATCTATTGTACCAACACCTGCGGTATTTACATCTAACGACTGCAAGACACCATTGAAATATATCTTTATTTTTTTTGCTGAATCTTCATTGTACACAAATGCTACATTAGTCCAGGTATTTATAGGCAATAAAGCATCTGTCCTTGCTTGAGAATCAGCCGCTCCATCGTGAAAAATTAACACATTTACTTTGACAACAGAAGCAGCCTCATCAGATAGATAAAAAAAGTAACCAGCCGGAACCGACACCTTTGCACATATCCTTCCTGTGTCACTTTCCCCATCACTTGCTGGATTTATCCATGCACTGATAGAATAAGCAGTCTTGCCGTTTATATCTATCGTAGAGTCGGCAGCTACAGTCATAATACTATCTGCACCGTCAAAGTCACCGCCAAGTCCTGTAGGAGAGATTATCTCTTTGACTGAGACATCTTTGAAAGTAACGTCACAAGCGGCAATCCTTTGAATGTTTATATTCGTATTACCAATAGCTGTAAATGTCCACGTTTTCACTCCTGTAGCTGTGAAAGAGTCAGAATTTTGGGAAGAGTTGGTTATTTTTATGCCACCAGTCGTAGTATCTGTTATCTCTAAAGAGGCAATATAAGTTTTACCAACAGTCAAAACATTTTGTGTTATAAATACATTCGTACCATCAGATTTCAGCTTACAATGACTACCACCATCAGTGGGTGTACCATCTGCTATCGCTTCTGTCGTGTGGTTATTGGCATCATTGCCAGCAGCATTAGGAGTTTCAGTCCAGTTTGCGGGTACGTCATCAGGAGTAGCAACGGCAGACCAGTTAGCGAAGTCGCCATTAGTGACAAGTTCTCCGCCCAGTATCCCTTCCGGTGACGGAGTATTGCCATTCAGTGAATAGTCAAAGACGGTCTGTTCGTACATCTTATAATGAGCTACGAGACCGACAGTGTTTATCTGAGACTGAAAATACCTCGATGTCATTTTTCGTTGTAACATTAGACACCTCGCAAAGTTACAGTTACGTCAGCAACTGAAGCGGCAGGATTGGTGAAGCCCAATATAACATTAACTTCTTCTACTAACGGCTCACTTACACTATACAAGGTTGTATTGGATTCAGCCAAGTTAGTTACCGAGAAAATAGTATTATCCCCATTATCAGTCAGAGATACATCTGTTGTACCTTCTGCACTCGCCATGTCGGGAAGTTTAACGATTATTTTCTGCAACAAACCGTTAATTGGAACAACTGCCGCGCCAGTAGTATCTCCGCTAATTAAGTCGAAGTCTATAACTCTCTCCCAGCACGTATATCTATTTAACCTCGTTATTGTTTCCGGTGTTTCTGTTACTGATACTGCTCCTGTTGCAGCTGTCATAATTTGACTCCTATAAAATTCTTGCGTAAATCTTTATATCTGTAATCGTCGTTAAGGCCGTAACGTAAGCGTTTAGAAACTGGAACCCAGTGTTATCCCACCCGACTTTACACGGATGAGAGTTTGCGGAATCGGCCCTTAATATATTGTCCTCGGCGAGATGAAAGTTAGTTAGTGTAATCGTATCGACCCACCGCCAATCTCCTGATTCGACAATATCGGCGGCGCTACTGATCGCTAACGAGCATATAAACTCTTCCGGCCCGCCCGGCGCGGAGCCTGTGAAGACTATCGTTCCCGTTCCGGCTGGTTTAGTTAAGATGAGTAATGCTATTCTGTACGCTCTCGTCTCGTCTGCTACTCCGCCGAACTTGGCCTGTCCGAAGTCTATATCGCCACTGGTCACGCCTAACGGGAAAACCGTAGGCGCAGCGGTAGTCGTACCACCCGTTACCGTCTTGATAACAGAGTAACTTCCAATAATAGATTTTTCAGCTTCGGCTTTCATGTAACAAAGAAGTCCCCTGAAGAAGTCTGCCGTCTCGATGCAAGCCATTCAGACCTGTAATGTGGTCTTGGTTTCCCCTCGGCGGCATCGGCGCTCCTCGCCTGCGGCATTGTCAGTCTTTCGTATTCGTTTATAAGGTCTATTTTCTTATCTGTTTCTCCGGTCAGTCCGACTACTATCTTAGCCGCAAGTTTCAGAGCGAGAGCGGCTTTCGCCTTAGCGCTCCATTCGTCCATATCGACCTGCTTGAAGACGTATTCGACGTAAACTACATCTTTATCAATTCCCCTTGCAGCGACGTTAGCTGATGTTATATCGGCGACGACCGTATCAGACGTATGGGTAACGAGGACTTCGTAAGTGACCGACGTTCCCGTTATTCCGGCAGCGAGATTTCCAGCGGTTATATCCGCCGCTATCGTATCGGATGTATGATTGACTAAGACCTCGTAGAAAGTCGAACCATCCTTTACGAACTGGTCGTCTATATAAGCTGTACCCGTAACCCACGTATCGGGAGTAACTGCGTAAAACTGACCGTCGTAATACTTTACCCCGGTACTCCATGAGTTAGGCCCGGCCCCTGCGTCTGAATGGATGAAGTCGCCTTTGACCTCCCACGGCGGAACTCCCGCCTGTCTTCGTGAAACATCCGAGCCTATGGAGTCGTCCACCGTCAGGATACGGGCATAGTCAGTCGGCGGTGTGTACTTGCGGTCGTACCAACTTATCGGTCTATCGTCGTCCTCAAAGAGAATAACGTCCTTCTTAGCGAAGTTCCACGGATGGTCTTCTAAGGTCTCGTTTTGAGAGTCTGTGTAGTACCTTATGCAGAGTACCGCCTGCTTGCTCGTCGTATCGCCTTCGGTCACTTTATCAGCGCCTATAAGGCCAAGAGCCAAATTGTACATTACCTCAGCATCTGACAAGGCCAATTTAATCACCTACCCTTTCTAAATACTTTATAGCGTTCTTCATATATTCAATATTGTCCAGAAAACAACCAAGACCAGCATTACATCTTTGACACAATAAGCCACGAATAGTCTCTGTTTTATGGCAATGGTCAACTGAAAGTCTGTAAGTTTTACCATTTATAACCTTTAATTCAAGACAACCACAAACAGCACAAACGCCATTTTGTTTTTCAAGCATCTTATTGTAAATATCGATATTTATATTATATTTCTTAAGACGATACTCTCTGGTAATCTTTGGATGATTTCTTTTCCATGTTCTATTAATACTTCTTACATACTCCAAATTTCCAAGACGATATTCTTTATGTTTCTTGCTTTTGCAATTCTTACAATAACATTCCTTGCCATCTTTCGTTGCCCTATTAACGCTAAATTCTTTTAACTTTTTTACTACCTTACAACATCTGCATTTTTTCATAATAACCTCCACACAGGTTATTGGGAGGCCTTAATGTGGTGTGGCACATTACGACCCCCCAATCCTAAGTTTCCATCAGTCTTCCAGGATGTAAAGCGTCGCTACGGTAATGTCCGTACCGTCCGCTACTGTCTGGGCGGCGGTCGTTACCGTTACCGTATGCTCGTCATCCTGAGCAACAGCGGCTACGGCGCGAAGAGCGGGAATGAACTGCTGGTTAGCACCATTCCATGAAGTCCACGCCTCAGAAGCGGTAGCGGTAGTGATATTACCAGCAGGATCGACAAGTTGAAGGTCGGCGGTAGTTGCCGCTGAGTTGGCTGTATTCCCGACGTAGAAGCCGAGAACTCTCCCACCCTTGGGGACTCGGCCTATAGTGATAACACCGGCTGCGGCCATTGTATCACCATCGAACTCGTAGTTGTCGTAACATACCCTGAGCTTTGTACCAACTTGATTCGCACCGTCCATAAAGTTAGAGAGTGAACCGGTATTGGCATTCAGAACCGCACGGTTTGTCATATTAACGCCATTGGCTGTAGTAATTGCTGCCATGATTAGGCTCCTTTCTTAGATAGCTTCAATTTTGATGATTTTCGATTCGTCCATGCGAATAGCATTCATTCCGACACGCGCGGAAATTTGCCATATCTGCTTCCGGGGAAGCCAGTCCACGTTAAAGATAGGACTTTCATGGCGGGCGAATAACATGGTTTCGTTAGTGAAGACAGGAATCTCATAGACGCTGGTATCGACATCTACGTCGTTGCTCGAACCGATAAGGATTCGGTTGGTCTTTCTGAACCTGAATCCCATATACTCGTTCACAACACCGTTTACTAATGATTTGAGCATATTGGTGTCAATAGACTGAGTTTCGGCCTCTCTGAGCAAGTCAGAAGCCTGCTTGGGCGCGATAGCGAGGTTGAACATCGCATCAGGGTCGTTCTCAAGCTCTTCGAGCGCCTGTCTTGAGAGAATAAGTTTCTCAATCGTAAGGCCTGTCGATACTCCGCCTGCTGTGTAGTCGGACTGGACATCGTGAGCTATCGTTCGTCCGCCTGTTGTGATTCTCGTAGCGAACACATACAGAGAGTCGGCGAGAACAGCCGTATCGTCACCGGGACTCTTACCGGCTCTTACGTTAGCGAAGAAAGCGTCGGTAATAGTTATGTTCTCTTTCCTGATCACAGCCTTGGCGAGTGCCCCCATATAAGCGGAGGTCGGGTCGGTATGAAGGGCAATATCGTCTTCTTTATCGACGAAAATTCCCTTACGAGCGAACTTGGGTGAAATCCATCGTTTGTTGTGTACAATGTCCTCGATGGGAATGTCCTCGAAGCGGGTCTCTTTGTCGTCAAGTTCGATGTCGCCAACGAAATCGTAAGACTGAAATTCCCCTTCGATTCGGTCTTCACGAACAAGGCCGGTATAAATAGGCCTCCGCTCCTGAAGGATTGCCTCGTACCCGGTAGTCCACGCGTTATAGAACGCCTCAGTGTAACCACGGGTCGAGTTAGTGTTAGTGTTAATATCTGCCATTGTGATGGCCTTTCAAAATAAACCCTTACTAATGTTTGCGCTCAGGTTGCCTTTTTCAAGACCATCACTTCTGATTTACGCACAGCAGACGAATAGAATTATCTATTATTCAACGGAACCGTTTCTGGCTTACCCGTCTTGTACTCTTTTCGGAGCGTTCTCCGAATTAGCAATTATATTATTCAACTCCATGTATCGTTTCATTAATTCCTTGCGTCCGGGAGCGAATCTGTTCTTGAACGTCTCAGACTCCATGATTTCTTTCAGTTCCGCTTTCGGGTCTTTAGTCGTATTTATGAGTGGGTCGCCTTTCAATATCGTTCCTTCCTTTGTCCTGTCCTTTATTATTTGAAGCATTCCGATTATCTCAGGGTCGGAAGCCAATCCCTTCTTTTCGAGAGTAGCGTAAATGCCAAGTTCGTCAGCTATTTGCCGTGACTCCACCATCATAGTCTGAAATTGAACCTCTCCACCCGATTTAGTGACTAAGGCTTTGCGGATAGTTTCTATTTCCGCTTCGGAGGTTTTCAGTGTTTCGGCTTCAGCCTCGGCCTCAACAGCCCTAACCTCTTTGATAATATCTCGCTGGAACTGGACTAATTCCGACGACTGCTTTTTGTCGAGATGAATATTCTTAGATAACTCCCTAAATCTGCCGAGAATAGCATCGTCAAAAGGCACAGTCTCATCTACTTCGTATTCGTAGCCATTAACGTCGTCAGGCACGCCAAGTTGCTGATAGTATTTATTCCAGCCATCCACATCATCCGGGGACTCAGGTTTGAAGATGTGGTCGCCCTTGCCTAAAATATTCTCAAGCTTCATATAATTAGTGGCAAGTTCTTCTGTGCTATTCCACTTTTTCGCCTCAAATAAATCTCTTACGCTCTCAGGGGCGTTGTTTCTCTGTTCGTCCGAGAGCGGCATCCAGCTTGAAGGCTCACTGCCCGGCGCTTCTGTCTGAGCTTTGATTACCGGCTCAGTGTTTACATCTAATAGTTCAGCCATTTTATTCTTTCTCCTTTTGTTCAAAATCCCCACAACTACATTCTGGGTGAGTCGGTGGTTGTTCAGATAAAACAATTCGGTCGTCAAATCCTTTCTTATAATTTGGATTAGCTACTGCAATAGGCGAATGTCTTGCACACCACATACTGAAACCGTTCCCAGTCCCGTATTTGCAATCTTTACACATCATTTTCTTCTTCCTTCTTTATATAACCTTCGTTTATATACCACATAATATCGAGGTACACTTTACGCATACCTTCGTTAAACGCTGTCTGTTGCGCGTTTGGGTTAGATACACAGACGCTGGTATTCTCCACATGACACTTCTTGCGAAGCAGTTTATCTAAAACCTTGCCGTCGTCAGACATCCATATCCTCTTGAGAGCCTGTGTAATTAGTTCGTTCTGTTTATCTCTTGGTGTCATTTTCTTTTTCCTATATCACTGTCTCTGCTAAACTCCCTGCTTCTGGTACACCTGAAACATTCTTATAAGCCTTACTCGCAGACTCGCCTATCTGGGCCTGAGCAGCAGCCAGTTCTAATTGCTGCTTCTCTTGCCTTGCGGCTATCATTTCATCGAAATCTACCAAGTTCTCGGCAGGCGCCCCACCACTTATCCATGCAGTCCTGAAAGTCCTGTCCATATCGACATTCTCAAGAATAGGCACGAATTCCTGATAAGGCGCATATTTTGCTAATACAACTTCCTGTGCATTAGATTGAACATTAGCCATCGCCAGAGAAAGCCGCCCATGATATGTTACATCGTAATCAAAAGATGCCGGAGGCTGGGGAATGCGATTACCCTTCCTGGGAGATTTAACTAAGAGGTCTAAAACTCTCGTAAGCATCGGCGAGAATATTTCATTCTCCAAAGACACTACAGCAGGAGTCGCAATAACTATCAATTCTTTTTCTCGTATAACCGCCTCAGTAGCCGACATATTCCTATGTTCACCCATAGCTTCAAATAAGTCGTTAAAGAACGCCATGCGGATAATCTCGCGCATCTGGCGAATAACTTCACCATTAGACTGTACATTTATCCCTGAAACATAAGGCTGCGGGAACTGCGCGCCTGTCCGGACGTAGATAGTACCGTGCGGGCCTGTGACCGGCTGGCCTACCACTCCGTCGTCTTCCATCATCATCGGTGGGTTATTGGCTAACTCGGCAGATTCTATAAAGGAAGCGACCATACGATTGAGCATTCTAATATCGTCTATATACTCCATAGCGGGGCCGAAACCCATTAAACCACCCGGCGTGCGAGCGAATCGTGCTACTAAGTAAGGAAGGTGTTTGAAGTCGGGGTCTTCTTTAACTATCTCTTTATCAGGAATGCAGATGAAAAACGACTTAACTTTACCCGACCCCATTCGACCATCGAAATCTTTATTAGGCGCACAGACGTGGACGTATTCGTGCTTTTCGCTAAACTTACCCGCCTTGAAAGCTTTGGCGGCGGATTTGCTGAGGTTCTTTATACCAAACGCCTGGGCCGCCTGTCTGACCGTGTAGAATATCTGCCTGTAAACCGTATCAATCTCGCCGCGACTGTTATCGTCGAAGAACATGAATCCGATATGATGAGACTTGAAAATAATATCACCGTCTATCATCTCTACTGAAATCACGCCCGTACCGAAGACTATCATCGACCTTATAGTAAGGAACATCTCTCGCTGAAAGTTGCTCCGCATAAGTTCTGCGTGCGTCTGGGTAGCGGCGATGGACATCCACTTCTGGTATTCAGGCTGTTGGTTAAGTTCGTAGTCCTGAGCTTTGAAGCCATGCCAGAAACTCCCTGCTGGCATTAGGTAGGTGAATATCCCGGAGGTCATTCGGTAGGCCGACCTTACCGCCGTATCGTCGTATTTCTCTATCGTATTGATAATATCGTCGTTAGATAAGGCGTTGCGTACCTGCTCCTGCGCGGCTGGCCATGCGTACTTTCCGGCCTCACGCCTCTCGCTGTCGGTACGGCTCTTGCGAGTTTTCGCTTCGCCGTAGCGTTCGAGAACTTCATCTACGTTGATAGGTTTCTTAGCCATTCTATTCCCCAAGACGACGTTTCAAATTCAGACGTATAGCACTCATAATCCCTGAAATCCGAGTTGAAGGAGCGCCGCCCTGAACAAGTTTCTTACGTCTCGACCTTCCGGCCTCGGAGGCGTCCTGCGTTACCGTCTCTACCTGCTCGACAGGTTCCTGCGGTGGAGGCAATTTCTGTTTTGGACTACCGAATATCCTGCTCATTACTTTGCCTCCCAAATAGCATGGCAGCTAAAGTCTTTATCAACTCTATGCCCGGATTAGGCTGTTCAGGCAGAGCGTCGGGAGCGTTCTCGGTGAGTCTGCTCTCGGCGCCCAACCTGTCAAGGTCGTTTATGTCAATCGCGTTAGATGACATTAGTTACACCGCCTTAATAGGAACATCCAAAGTATTGTCACTGCCTGTAGCAATATTTCCGGCGGCAAGAGCAACGTTAAAGTCATACATATTAGCGCCAATCGTTTCTTCGCTGACCATCATATTTCTCGTGACAATCGCCTTGTCCGAATTATCGTCGATACAAAGCGTAAGACACTTAAAAACGTTGTTGTCGATAATTATATTACCGGCAACTTGTGTATAAGAAGCATTCACTATGACACCCTTAGAACCTTGTATTAGGTTGTTCCTGATAAGAACCTTATCGGAAGTCCCGGCCCCGATAACGATAGCGCCAGTAGTAAATCCGTTTACGGAGTCAAACACACAATCTATGACCTCTAAGTTGTAGCTGGCCGTCCACAAAATACCATGAGTTGCATTCGTATTGCGATTCGAGAATACGCAGTCAATAAATTTCCAGCCTGACTCTTGAGCCTGTAATGTCCACATGGCGCCGGTGTCCGCTTCCTGGAACTGGCAGTGATACCATCTCATACCCCATGTATTATTAGTAGCGGGTACGTGGTTTCCGATAATCTCCACCATATCATGACTATTTGCAGAACCTACGCCGATTACATCTGTCTTTTCCGCTGCAAGAACGATGTCTTCTGTAAGCGAATCGCCGACAACATACACCGTTGCCCTATGCGCCCATGCCCTGTTTCCTGATGTACTCATATAAGCGTGAGCTGCTACGAGTCCTTCGGCTAAAGTCTTGAAGGCTGATAGCCAGCCCAGTCCATTTCCAGAACTTACTACGTTGCCATCGACGTAGAAAACAGACGGCGCACCCCCTTTAGTCCCTGCGGAGAACGGTTCTATTCCTGCGTTCCCTCGAAGTCTGCCATCCGGTAAAAGTCTGATTGTTTGACCATCAACTGCCGTACTTCTTAACTTTGAAGCATAAGTTGCCATGTTCCTTTCTTGCCCTGCTCTCTCGAACGGGCGTTATTAAGCTATTCTACTGCTCTTTCTATTCATGTCCGAATATACGGACATATGATTCGTCGTATTTCTTCTTATCTTCCTTCGAGCCGTATTTCTGAGTCTCAGGTATCCAGCAGTGGTCGTTACCACCTGCTACTTCCTGACGGTTCTTCGGTTTGAAATTCTTTCTATATGGTCTCATACCATGTCCTCAGCACTCAATCCGCGTGCGTACTTGTCATCTTCACCGGGAGGTGACTGAGCGTTTTCACTGAATTCTTTTGCTTCCTCGATTGTCTCTTCTTTTCCGAGACTTTCAATATCGGCCTCGATTTCCGCTTTCTTTCTCATGCCACCCGTTGGGATATGAGTGGCTACGCCGAGTCGCTTCGCCTTCTGTAAGTAAGTTTCTGGCTTGGCGTTTATAATCTCAGGATCGGTCATTGTCTTTATCTCGGCGGCAGACGGGGGATAGTCGGGTCTTTGCGCCGCTAACGCCTTCTCTACGGCTGCGTCAACTATTCTCTGAACGTCATCCGGAGTAACTTTCTTATCGAGGTACGTCCGTTTTCGTTTGTCTTCCTCTTTTCGCATTTTATTTACTTCTTCCGGGTGAGTATTACATTCCAGACATATCCAGCAGTTCCAAGGGTCGCCGAGTTTGGTTAGCGGTCGCTTGCACTTCTGGGTCGCGCATGTCGGTGTGTTTATCGGAATTGGGTTACATGCAAGGCATCGCCATGAGTTGTTTTCAAATCCCATCGGATTTGCGCATGACGGGCATGGCACTACTGTCTGGAATCTTTCTCTGTCTCCAGACTGTACGTTTGTCGAATTATTTGCAACTATTACTGTTTCCATTTTCTTTCTCCTTTTGTTTTAATCTATGACATATTTCTTTCAATTCGATATATTCCCATTGATGACCACAATTTTTACAGGTAGTCTCGTAATTCAGACGAGGATTCTCCCATAAATCTCCATCTCCCTTGCAATCCGGACAAAATAGCTCTATTACAGGCAAGGCCATTTTCTTATCTCCTATCATTTCCAATTTTGCCCCCAAAGTAATTGCACTTAGGGCATATCATAATTACCTCTTTCTTTCCCTGCTGCTGACGCAGGATATAGTCGGGCGGCTTCGACTCACCACGACTCTTGCATCTTGGACATTTCATTTCTTCATCTTCCTTTTCTTCTTCTTGGCCTTGGCTTTGATTTTGCTTCTCTGTTTAGGGGTATGTCCGTGAAGTCCCATTTGTAATTCCTTTCTGCTTATGCTACCTCTTTGAATTTAGGTAATTTGTTTTCTTTCCAATGCTCCATAGCTTGCTCGTCAGTCTTATAGAGCATTCCCTGTGCCCAATTTCCTTCTTTGCCGTCAAGAATACCCTCCTTTCGGCCTATTATTTCAATAACTTCTACAGTCCCACTCGTTAAATTTCCTTTTATAAACTTGCGACTCTGAATAAGAACGTTATCTATAGTCAATTCTGAATAGTATGTATTAGTCACTATCATATTAACGCCATTTTGAAATAGTATGTGTTGGCCGGTTGACTTTTTCAGTTCCTTTCGGTCGGGGCGACTGCCTGCTCGCAGCTAAGAGGAAATACAACGTCGCGTGGAAGTAGTGGTCGTCGCCTAAAGGTATCCACCGGGGTTTCTTCAGCCCGGTATCCGGATGTTTTATAATAGTCTTGGCAGTCTTCGTCATCTGCTTTGCATATTCGTTTATCGTTACCGACTCTCTCGGAATTCTAATCTTCGTCTCAGTAAAAGTAGTATGGACTTTATCGCACCATTCGTTTCTATTGACTTTGACTATCCCCGTCTTTCTGTCGAAATGGGGCACTCCGGGCATCTGCTCGGAATACTGGCATAAATAAATAGTGTAAGGCTCGGTCTTTTGAAATTCTCTAACTCCGTGGTCGTACGGTCCGGAATCTATCACCGCCGTGTGAACGTTCATCTTCAGGGCTATATCGTGGATTTCGTGAAGGTCGTTATACTCGCCAATATGAGAAATGTCATACGATTCGCGAGACGTCCTCGTACCTATAACGACGTTGATGGATTTATTAATATCCACACCCATCACAGTCTCGCCGGTAGAGACCATTCTATTAAGGTCAGAAGTGCATCTGGACAAAACTAAAACTTTATCAAGTTGAATCTCCGCTTCGGTCGTTGCCTTGCCTAAAGTAGAACGCATAAATTCTGCGCGGTCCGTACCTTCCGTATTATGAAATTCGTACATATAGTCGTCAAGATCGGCCAAAGGAGATAAGAGACCGCTAACAAAGAATCCGGCCTCTCTTCTATCGGGATAATCCACCCGCCAGTCACCGTCCTGAACGTAAATTTCCTTATGGCAGTGAATGCACGAACGGAACCATCTTCCGGCCAGTTGAATAATACAGTCCGGGAAAGACTCACCTAAACAAGTGTACTTTCCGCACGCCCGGCATTTAATCTGCCATCTACGCTGATCGGATTCGTTATACTTTTTGTCAATTCCAATTCCCGGAAAAGTCGGAGTCCCGAAGTTTTTCTCTATCTTAAACCGAGACCTTTTCATCCTCTGCTTGGCCTGATAGGCCATTCTTTTATCTATAAGGTCAAGCTCGTCACGACATATTTCGTCACAGGGAATAGACCTTAGATTATCAGAGTCCTTAACATTCGTATCTTCGACTTTCTTCGGCTGACCGCCTACCATTACAATTGACCTTCCGTTGATCTCACGGCACATGGTAGTATTGGTATCGCCCTTTTTCATTATCCACGGGTTGTATTGAAATATCGGGTCGAAAGAAACCTGACTCAATCTCTCCACGGCGGTCTTGGTAGGCATCATATAAAGGATATTCTGGTCGTAACGTCTGTACTTGCAGGCGTGGACGGCATTCAGGAAGATGGCCGTAGTAAGACACATCTGGGCGCCCTTCTTACAGTTGGAAATCTTCTTCTCGCAGTCGATAATCCCCTGTAGGTACGGAACGCCCACAAGGTCGAAGCGGATACCGTCCCTCAAGTAGATACCCTTCTCGTGCGCCCACGTTAAGGAATTAACGGCCATCATTGTTTCTTTATCTATCATAATATTCTCAGGCGCAAAAAAAATGGATAATAAAAAACGGCGGCGTAGAAGGTGTAGGCTCCTACACAGCCGTATCTATTACCCATTAATTGCCCTATGTTGGTTTTGCTAACTTATAAGTTTAATTTTCTCCTGCATAACAAAAGGCTCTTCAAGCGGAGTCTCTTCGCTAAAACATTCTACCTTACTCATAATCTGCTGTCTATATTCACTTCTTGTAAACAAAACAAAATGTCCATCCGATGCCTCTAACCAAACCACTGCTCTTGGGCCACATAATTTCTGATGTATTTTCCAAAATTCATAAGCAGCATCTATGAGTATTTGCCCTTTATTTTTTAATTCCTCATGTATTTCGGCATTCATATTTGTTTCCATTTTCTTCCTTCTTACGTAACGTCAACTCTGCCGAGTATCAGTTAACCCGTTATTCAATTGTCAAACTAATCTTGTTTCTATTTCACCAAAATTACCATCATCATCCATTCCATATACTGTAAGTCTGGTTCTGTTATATTCGGGGTCGAAACAACTAAGCGTACATTCAATTGATTCGTATGGCTCGCCCGCATGATCGTAATCTTCCCTCGTCATCCAAAGGCCGGACTCAAGTAATACTTTCTCCTTCGCACACAGCAAGACTGGTGCGATAGGACTCAATGCCAACGCCTGTAGGAAGCTACGCCTGTTCATATCTTTACTATTATACCACTTCTTACCAATACGTCAAACTTTTTCTTATGTTCTCTAACTACGTAACTGTCCAGCTTACTCAACTCGTGTCTCATAATGGCATTCACCGCGTGCGTAGTTTCTTAGCTTTGCCCATCTTCCTGCCCTTCAATGGGAGACTTGGCATTAGCATGACGCTCTCGCCAGTATTTTAAGAATTCAGTGTATTCACAGTCAGGAAGAATATAATAGTCAGGGTGCTTAGCCATCATTGCCCTGAAATTATATAACAATTCCTCAAGCACTTCCTGCTTGCTCTCAGAGACTCCAGAACCGCCTGTGGCTTGACTACGCTGGTAAGCAATATGCCGTGCCTCTACATCACTTTCGTCCCGAGGCGAAAGTTCACCTGCATTAAAAATAGTCTTCGGGTCAAGCATAATCTTGGACTTCCTGAAAAACTAAAATTCAGAGATAGGAAGGTACTTACTACCGCCTCGCCCCCCGGCCTTCCCCGGCCCCCCCCCCTTCGATAATAATAAACCATCGATTCATACACCTGTGTACGTCCTCTCTGGGAACATGCGTTGGTATCGCTTGGCTGCTGCCAGTCTGTTGGTGCGTGCCTGTTCGTCCACTGTGCCGTCCGGGTTGGTCGTCAGTCTGTTAATGCCCGCGATGATGGATGGATGAAGCGTAGGTCTATCGCCTATCCTCACGGGCGCCCTGCCTGCTCGTTGCGCTGCTGCCTTACCACTCCATGCACACGGCCCACAGCATACGAGAGCCATGTTAATGTCAGAACCACAACACCAGCATATCCCGCCCTTGACTATGCCTGTGTCGGTGTGCGTGCGCTCTACTGCGTGCGCTACATTATCAGGCGTGCGCGTGCGCAGTCTGTGCGCCTTAGCCCTGCATGAGCCGCTACACGTACGCCGGTTATCGCTTCCAGTCTCTGTCTTACATATAATACAATTCATGCTCTAACTGCCTCTTGTGCCCGTTATAGGCACTATACGCGGTTTAACGTCTGCCTTCGCCATCGCCTCGTTGTAAGCCTTCGCCGCCGCCTTCGCCGCTTGTAAGTCCTTAGCAGTCTGAGGCTTAGCGTTAACCGTCTCCGTGGCGATTACTTGCTTGTCAACCTGTCCGAGGTCTTGTTTGCCGAGCCAAATCGCCATTTGCGGCGTTTCCTTGAGGTTATCCTGTGCAATTCTTACCTTATCCTTCCAAATCGCCCGTCCCTGCCTTATTTGTTTTCCAAAATGTCTCTCAAGGCTATTAAACGGTATATCCAGTTTCCTTGCTATTGTGTTAGTATTGCAGTTTCTTTGCGCCATCTCCTCTATCTCGCTCACTTCTTCCTCAGTAAATACTCTTTTAGGTCTGCCTGCCATTACTTTACCCATCCTGTATTTTCAGGCTCAGACCATATAATCTGGCCTTCATTATCGATATATTCACCTGTTGTGATTATTTGTTAAGGCTGGAGGAGTGATCAACCAGCCTGTTTTCAAGTGATAAAATATTCATCAATATGTAGTCATTTGGTTTTCACCTCCTTATCCTGGTACCTGGTTTTATGTCCGGTGCATCCAGTAACCACACTTGCATCGACTTCTCGTTACGTGCTTACTCTTAATCTCGGAATTGCGGCATTTTCCACACTCCCATCGATAAAACTCCTTTTGCTCTTCTCTTACTTCCATTCTAAGCCTCTTTCGTTATACCTTGCTACCAATATGACTTAACTTATTCTTTTGCATGGCTGTTATTACGTCAAAAACCCAACTTTCCTTGTTTTCCAATACTCAACTCACACTCTTCAGCGTTTATCGCTTTCGGATCGCCATCATTATTTACATAGCTAAACTCATAAGCACGGCCTTTGCCTCTAATAAATATCGCTGTTACCTGGCCGGATATGCCTTTGCAGTTTACTTTAGAGCCACAAGAGTATTTTATGCTAATTCTTGCCAACTATATCTCCTTGCTGTCAATCCATTCGATTTCAACTATCATCATAATGATGCTTTAGATACTTATAATTACTATTCTTACATAAATTCCGTTTATCTTTTTCCTGGCAATCAGCACTTCCACAAGTCCGGCTATAAGTTATTTTGTCTTTGCCGCAAATAAAACATTTATCATATAGCCAGTCTTTGCAACTCAACTCATTACTCCTTTTGCATGGCTGTTATTACGTCAAAAATGCGGTTAAGAACATTATTACTTAACTGCTTTCATAAAGCTTTAGCCAGCAACAACCTTCGTTGCATTTACGATGCTGAGGTTCAAGATAAAATACTACCCAGTTTCTCTTTTGTAGGTATCGCATCATTATTCTGTGATGAAAAGACTTTGCGTTTCTGAACCATGTTTTTATTTTATTCATTCATTACTCCTTTTGTGCTTTCAGGGTGAAACGTTGTCAACCAGCTTTTAACTGCATCTCACCCCGAAGAACATTGACTATAGACCCGTCCGAAGCTTGAGCACCCTTATTTTTAGCCTAAAATTGCGGTTCAATATCTTAAATCCTCAACGGATTCTTACTCAATATCTTATTCTTCCAGGATTGTTTATTTGTTTCGTCGATTATCGGTTCTTTGTCCATTTTGCCTACCTCCCGACTATGTTATATTCTTAGCCTTTGCCCAATATCTTTTACACTTCTCTTTATCTTCAGCGCTTAAGCTTCTATACCATTGTAATAATGTTTGTTTCTTTGTCTTATTTGATTGTTTAGCTTTCATAAGTTACTTACTTTGTTTAAGTTCTTATTAATACTATACTTACTTATTTGATACCCTTGCGGGATTCAGGAGGGCTTGAGGGAGAAGAACCCCAGTAATTGAGGTCATTCTGAAGATTTCCGGTCTTCTATCGGGAATCGGTCGAATTTACTTGCATTCGCACCCATTATGTTACGGTCGATAACAGCTCGCAGCAAGTTTAGCTCACAAAATGTAATATCCCCAACCAACTAATATTACTTGTACACTCCAGAATTTATCCAATTCTCACGCTGTGTAGGTTTTGTGGCATAGGGTGGGTTGAAGGCCCTACGTCTTATAATGTGCCTACTATCCTACTGAGCCGATAGTTTATGCTCTATGTCTGCTTTCGGGCCTTATAATGCCTCAGTGAGCCGGACAGGACATAGACTGCCTAAATTAGATGTATAAAAAAAGCCAGCAGCATTGGTTTTCAAGCCGTTGCCGCTAGCGTATTAAGCTGTTTTTCTCTATTTATTGCTTCTTGTACTTCTTTGCGATGAACTGATATGTCTTTAGGTGCTGTTATGCCGAGTCTTACTTTCTCATTGCCTTTTTCGCCTCGGACATTGATTATCATTACTTCAATATTTCCATTGATAATGATACTCTCGTCAAGCTGACGTTCTAATGATAACATATAAACTCCTTTTCATGTCTTTTATCATATTACTCCATCATTCTGTAATATGTTCGTTTTCGACGCCGTGTCAATTTCTTGAGCCTGCTAACCGACGCAGTCACGACGATAAAACCTATTATAAATCACAAACGCGCAAAGTCAAATAAATAATGCCTAAAATTCTTTGCCGAAGTGAAGTTTTTTTTCGCTCGTAAGCCTTTTGCTTATCTATACTTAACTGTTAGAGCGGTAGTTGTAAAGCAAAGTTTTCTGGACAAACAGGCAAATATATACGATACTTTACATAACATAAATGATAACATTTAACTGAAGGGACTATAAAATGAAAAGAATCAATTCAATCCATCAAATTCCAGACCAGGTTTTAGATGCTTGGCGCAAACAATGGAATAATAAGTCTAATTTTTCAATATTTTGCGGCAAAAGTCGATATTCCGTCCCCGCCTCAAATAAGTGGGATATGTGGATATGGGTACGGAGTAATGCGCACAATCCAAGACTACGAGGCAGAATAACAATACCCTTTAGCAGTGTCTAATCCTCCCACCCTGTCCGTGTTCTCGGCGTACGCTGCAAGGCAGACAGGGCTTTATGAAACTTGAAAGGACTACAATCAAACGCTCGCACAGGGCCATATCGTTATTAGTCCTTTCAGTATGCCTTGTGTGGGCTTTATTTAATCACTTATGAAGGGAATTGAAAATGGTTATCTACTGTAATTCAAAAAAACACACCTTAGAAATTGAAGGCGGAGAACCCATCACATTAGAAGAAGTAAAGCAACTTGCCAGTGAAAACAAAATCACAGACTGTAATATCGGCTTGCAGAGACTACAAAGCTTCGATTGGGACTGGGACAAACTCGACCAATTTTATGATGATTGTGATAATGTAAGATAAACACAACCGGCTCAATTCTCTGATTTGGTCGATTGGTTTACAAGCCGGTGGCGGGCTTTATTTATTAAAGGAGCATATTATGGATAAAGTAACACTGCATATGTTAGGTTATTTAGATGAAAAACAATGGCTGGCCGCTTTAGATTCTGCCCCCGGATTGCATAGTCGCCAGCGAGTAAAAGATTTAGCCGAAGAAGTCTATATTCACTACAATTTATCATGGTCGAAAAAGGCCATAGAAAAGCTTGATTTACCGAAAGATTAACTGCCCGTCATGGGCCAATAAGGAGAATGATTATGGAAACACTAAAAATACAATTCTACAAAGTACCGAAACGCTCAAAACACAAAACATCCTCACGATTCCGCGATCATGAGCAATTTACTATAGAGCAACTTGAAACAGCTAAGAGCTTAATTGACTTAGCAATTAAATGTAAAAGCTAATCGGGCTTATATGAAGGGAAGTGAAAGATGGGATGCAAAGAATGCGGCAAGGATACTTGCGAAGTATGTCCTCAATGTGGCGGCGAATGTTGTTCCGTTCATATCGACGACCATATATGTAGAGAAGAAGAAAAAGATTATTTCAACCTTGATTAACTCATACCCCGTGCAGGGGCTTAACCTAAGAAAGGACGTGAGAATTATGAAACGAAGTTACAAGGAGTTCAATTTTAGACAAAAAACAATAGATGTTATCGAACAGGCAAATAGTATAATTATCGAATACGCCGACGATGGGTATGATTTGACACTCAGGCAGTTATACTATCAGTTTGTTGCAAGAGATTTAATCCCAAATAAACAGAGTGAATACAAAAAGCTCGGTTCGGTTATTAACGATGCTCGATTGTCTGGGTGGATTGACTGGAACAGCATTGTTGACAGGACACGGAAACAGCAATCTAATTCACATTGGGATAGTCCTGCTGATATTATTGCTTCGGCAGCGTCAGGTTATGGAATAGACACAAGAGCCGACCAAGATGACTACCTTGAGGTATGGGTTGAAAAAGATGCCCTTGTGGGCGTTATCGAGAGAGCTTGCGAGCCTCTCGACGTGGGTTATTTGTCTTGCCGTGGGTATGTGAGTCAATCTGCTATGTGGCGAGCAGCTATGAGATTTAAACGTAATAACGCCGATAATAAAGTCTTACTTCATTTAGGAGACCATGACCCCAGCGGCATTGATATGACCCGTGATATACAAGACAGGCTTGATATGTTTGGTGCTAATGTATCTGTAGAAAGAATTGCTTTGAGCATGAAACAAATCAAACAGCATAGCCCGCCTCCGAACCCAGCCAAAACCACTGATAGCCGATATAACAGCTACCGAGACGAATACGGCGATGAATCATGGGAGCTTGATGCATTAGACCCCAGATTTATAACAAAGCTCATAACGAAACATATCAAAGAATATACCGACGAAGATAAACGAGACTTCTTAATTGAAAAACAAGAATTAGACAGGGCAAAACTACAGGAAATATCAGATAACTGGAGCTAAACTCCATGCCCCGTGAAATCTACATACTAACGATAATTGTTTACTTGTGCTTACTTTAGAAAGAGAGGATATTATGTATTATTGTATGGAATGTCAAATAAAGAAGCAGTGGCCTTGCTCATTAGCTAAATCATTCGGCACTTGTGAGGTATGCGGTAAAAAAGACCTTTGCAACGATATGAAGAGTGCCAAGTTATCGAAGCCTGAAATTATGAATGCACCAACAGAAAAAGAGTTTTTTGGCAGTGAGAACACGGTAGCTCATAGAGAAAGAGAGGATATTATTTAAGATATTCAATCATGTTTTCTAATATTAAAATACTATCATTTACATGCCCTAATGCTAAATTGCAGTTAGCACATAAGAGGCCGTATAGTATCGAGCAAAGCTATTAATAAGGCTAAGCAAGCTCTCGCAGCCGCTAAGAGTTAGGTTTCGTTCCACTTTGCCACGGCTTCGTCTTTCTTCGCCTTCGCTTTCAGAATGTCCTCGTCGGTTACTTTCTCCCCCTCTGCCGCCTTGAGCCTGGTTTCCAGCTTGTCGCAGATGGCTTTAGTGTTGGTCTTGTAGATTTCATGCTTGGCTTGGAGTTGCTTGATTTCTTTATCTCTTGTTTTTAATAAACGCGAGCCAATTTGTATAAATTCCTTCTGTTTTTCAAGCTCTTTCTCCGCCTCATCCGCCCGCTTGGTCTCGGCATCGAGGCGTTCCATCATACATGCTGGACTGGCTGCGTATTTACCACACCACTCTATGAGCCTATCTCTGTGTTTCTCGGCGGCTTCGAGGCGGTCGAGTGAGTCAAAAAGTATATCTATGACTGCAAATAAAAACTTTTTTGTTTCATCCGGTGATGGCTTTTTTGGCAAGTTTCCAACTAAATTCTCCAACTCACTCACAGGCTCGGCCTCTGTTTTGCCTTCCATCTTTTTGTATGGTGGCCTTTCGGCAAGCTCTTGGCTCTCTGGCTCAGCATACAAGCCTATTATATCTTTGAAGCCGGGCGGCTTCTCTTGGCTCTCTTGGCTCTCTGGGCAGTTGGGGCAAGGCTCTTCTGGTGTCAATCCTTCATTAGGGCCATTAGCAGGTCGTCTTGGATATGTCTTACTTCCCCCGCACAAACGGCAAGGCTCTTGCTTGAGGATGGCAAAAATATTATTGATAACATCCTCTAACTCGTAATACACTTGGCTGTTTTCGGCCGTATTTAAATGCTTGTCAATATGTTCCACTAATTCCCGTATCTTCTCGTTAGTAGGCTCTGGCTTGAGTAGGGCTATTGCGTCAGCAATACTGCAACCGTCAAGCATTGCGTAGCAATTTCCACCTTGTGCCAGACACCATTCGCAATAGCCTTCCAGCAACTCACGTATCTTCTCTTGATTATTCATTTTGTTTCTCCTAAAACTGATTTTCGTTTTTGGACACCAGATACCCCATCAAGTGTGGCTTAAACCACATAGAAACTTCCACAAATTCAAATAGCATTTGGTCCATAATTACAGTTGCTTGGCAATACAAGTGGCATCTTTGACATAATACGGCAAGGTTCCACGCCTCATTGTTTTGTTTATTGCCGTCAAGGTGATGTACCGTAAGACAATACCCTGTAGTGGCTTCGTGCTTATGCTTGCATCTCTCACATTTCCAGCCTTCGTCATTTTTTCGCTGGACTGCTATTTCAAGCCAATTCTCAGGGTATTTGGTTTTTGACTTACAGCGTCTTGTCATTTCTCATTTCTCCTTTAATGCGTTTAATTGTCTGTTACGTTCATTGTTTTTGTTGACCTTGTGCAGCTTTATCGTCTTCGGCAGGGCTTTGTCTGCGGTTTCCTTGCTCACAAACGTCTTGTGCTTGAGCTTATGATCCACACAACGCCAGTAGGCTTGCCCTGTAGCGTCCTTGTACACATATACGCCGTAATTCTTACACATCGAGCATATATGCGTATCGGCCCTTGACATGTTGTTGTAGTGCCAACTTTGGGCTGTGAGCTTCCAGTTCTTAACCGGCTTACCGTTGTTCGTCCAGGGCGGTTCGCTGTCCTCGTAGTGCATTAGGAACTTGCGAGGGTTGACTGACAGGTTGCGTAGCTTTATATAGGCTTCGAGTTGATCAAGAGTTGGAGGTTGCATTATACGCCTTTTCAAATCTTTTATGCAATTCAATAAATGCTGAGGTTCGTGGGTCGTACATGTGTTCACCATATCTCGCCACATGCTCATTTAGCTCTGAAGTTTCTCTATTTACTAACGCTACCAATGCTTCTATTGGAAATTTGTCCAATTCGGTCAGTTCCATGCTCTTCCTCTCTATGCGTGGGTTAGGGCTTGTATTCTATCGTAAATCCATTTCAGTCCATCAGAATCGTTGTAAACGCCATCGCACTCTATTTGTTTCTCGCCGCAAGCCACAGCCTCAATTTCTGCTATACAGTCAGTTTGGGCCTTACTTGCTTGTTTTAGCGCGTGTATTGTCGCATAACCTAATGTATTGTGCTGGTGGACTGTTAAAGTTTTCAGTATTGTTTCTATACTCTCCATATTTTCCTTCTTTCTTTACCGATATTATAAAGCCGCTATACAACTGGTAGAGAATTGTCTTGAAAAGGTGCAGGCAGGACGTACCTGTAAGACAAGGCCGTCGCAACCTCCGGACACGCCGAAGGACGTATTACACGCCGCTGCCTGCATATAGTTTGTAAAATCAGGTGCTTATAGTTCATTTTGGTACGCAAATTCCCCAAACAATTCAATTGCTGCTCTGTTATAAGCAAGAGCTGCTTCAATCTCAGTATCGAAACAGCCAAGGTGTATTTTTTTGTAATTAAATTTTATATCAGAATACCATTTTCCCTGCTTTTCTCGCCATCGTGCGCCTTTGTATTTATTCTTACAATTTTTATATAATCCACCATTTTGAGCGTTTTGGCCTTTGGTACAAAAACGTAAATTGCTTTTTCGATTATCAAGTCCATTCCGATTTATATGGTCAACCATTTGCGTATCTTTGGCTTTCAAAACCAAACGATGTATGAATAGATGCTTTTCTCCATTCCATGACTGAGCATAATATGTTTTGCCAGATTTCATCGCATTCCATTTAATTTGCATCAACCACTCATAATCCTCGTCATCAACAATAGCATACATACCCTGTGTTAGTGATATTTGTCTCATATCTTTGTCCATAGAAAAAGAAACTCCCAAAGAAGGAACCAACGCCAATTGAGACTTTTCTCTGGGAGCTTTAATTGTTGATATGTTTGGCGTAAGTTCCATTACAATTCTCATTATCTCCAGTTACGTTTGCTTTGTCAAATACTATTTAATTATTTTTCCATACAAATTACATCTTCCCAGTCTATCTTCGGTGAGCCTTTGGCCTCGGCCAGTCTTCTAAAAAACGATTTCCGCTCAGTCTTTTTAACTATTTTGCCGCCGAACAGGTCATCTTTAACATCTTCCTTGACCAGCATCGCCTTGTGTCTGTGAATCGTCTTGAAGCCTACGGACTCGCATAGACGTTGCCAATCATCTGAGAATGGCACTCGCTTGCCTTTACGCACAAAATCCTTGCAAACGAAAATAGCGTGGCCGCCCGGCTTTAGTATCTTGTGGCACTGCTGGACTATCTCTTTAGCGGCCTGCCAGAAGGTAGGGCCTTGCTCTTGTCCGAGTTGGCCTTTGCCTTTTCCATAGTCAATAGCTTTGATTTCTCCGCCACGATTAGAGCCATCTGGCCTTTTTCCCTGCCAAGTTTCATTCTTTGTTTTCCGAGTATCATTCGCAAGACTTCCCTCATACGGCGGACTCGACACCACTAAGTCCACGTCCCCGGCCTTGAGATTGCCGAGATTGCCTTTGGTTTGGCCATAAGGGCGCTTGGTTTCGTCGTAACCTTCCTTGAGTTTCCTGGTCCAGGAAGGCCGATAATTTGGGTCAGACTCATCTCCGCGTTTATTACTTGTCCTGTGAGTACATTCTACGGGCGTTTCCGCATACGGCGGCGAGCTTATCACCATATCCACCTTACCGGCCTTCATGCTTCCTAACTGGCCGGGAGTTTGGCCATAGCCATTGTTTTCGGTGGCTTTATCAAGCCAAGGCCTTTTGCAAGCTCCTGTATTCAACGACGTCGAATCTACTCCGCCTTGATGCGCCCCTTGAAACGGTGGACTCGAAATAATAAGCTCTACCGATTCTTCGATTACTGAGCACAGCTTCCGGCTATCGCCCTGAATAATCACAGGATACGGACAGCCAAACTCTTCAAAGGCGTTGCGGTGAAGCTCGAAGTTCTGCTTAGCCAATTCCACGAATTTCTGCTCAAGCTCTACGCATATCACCATATAGCCGTCATAAGCCCCCAGAATCCCCGTAGAGCCGATGCCGCCGAAGGGGTCAACTATTACCCCGCCCCACCCTTCGTCCTTACAGTGGTCGAGGATACGCTTTAAGAGGCCGTATGCCATCTTCGCCGTCACGGATGGGCAAAGGCTTCAGGAACTATATGATCCTTCCAACTGTCATTATAACAGCCGTGCCAATTGCCCATCATTTTTCCTCTGGAATGTGTTTCCAATTTATTCTCTTCCAAATAGTGTATATTGCCGTACTTGTTACTCCGTATCTTTTCGCTACCTGTCCAGTAGTTTCTTTTCCTTCGCAGGCTCTTATTATGGGTATATCACTTGCTTTTAGTTTCGCCATTCCATGAGCTTCGCCTTTGTGTGGATGCCAAAAACCATTTTCAACAGCATGTCGATTGTTTTCTTTTGGAGTTACCCATTCTAAGTTATCTTTCCGATTATCTGATTTGATACCGTTTTTGTGGTTGCCCTCGTGAATGGCTGAAGGTTGCGGCGAGACAAACGCTTCCAACACAAGCCTATGTACAACGATAGTATAGCCCTTGCCATATCCTGATAGATGTGCTCTTAAATATCCCTTATGGTTTTCTTGTAATCTTAGTATTCCGTTTTTAGCAGGGCGGCCATATTTATGATTGCTTTTGACACGGCCCATATTTGATATTTCATATAAGCCCTCAAAGCCGACAACAGGTTTCCATATTTCTTTTTTCATAGGCATATCTTAACTTATATTTTATATAACACAAGTAAAATATTATTTATTTCCGGTACGATGTGGTCCTTCCAGCTATCGTTGTAGCAATCTGTCCAGTTATGTTCCATATTTCTTTAATTTCTTTTGGAGTTTTTTGATTTCCCTGCACAGAAATAAGACTTTGTACACATAAGTACGTAGTCTCTGAATATCGATAGGATTAAAAGTTTTACCAGAACCTTTTCGGCCTTTATAATTCGCCAAATTCTTTTCAGCCTCTTCTTTTATTTCATCAACTTTATACTTTGCCATGCTTCTCTCCTTACCTGTTATTCACTATCACTGTTAGCCTCGAAAAATGCTGCGCTTATTCTCTCGTATCGATTTCCCTTGTTCGTTATGGGGCGATATGCCTGTTCGCCTTTTTTTATCAGCGCTCTCGTGAGTACGCATTTATGGTCTTTGCGAACTTGGCATTTACCCCACCATTGTCGCCCAAAACGCCTATTTTCCATGCTATACAATAAATTCTCTTTGATAATCTTAACTGTGTATAAAATATATTCTGCCATATTTTACTCCCTGCCACACTTTAGCCTCTGTTTCATCTACAAATATCAAACGCATCGTCGAAATGCTCCTGGTCAACTGCGTAACAGCCGGGTAGTTCAGGGCTTTCGTCCGGGTATAACCAGTACATCATGTTTTGCCATACTCTTAGCTTGCCGCATCCACAGATACATTTCACAGGCTTGTTAGGCTTTGCCTGCTCTTGCTCTCGTTCGGCAGCCTGGGCGCGTTTCATTTAGACCTCAATTCGTTATACATAGATTTATACATGAGTCCTATACCGATTATCTTGCCGTGATAGGACTGAATCCTGTCGAGAACTTTCAATTCATCGACGACTTCCTCGCCGTACTTGTCAAGCATATACTGTTCATAGGCCAAGTCCACTTCATGCCGTATATTCATACCTTTACGAAAGCCGCCGTTGCAGTTTTTGCACTGGCCGTGAATGTTACGCTCGTCCCATTGAACGCCGCTACTGCCCCTGGAGCCTTTAGGTATGAAGTGTCCAGCGTCACAGTTCTTGTCATAGACGATGATACGATTGCACGTACAGCACTGTAAGTAGCCAAACGGGACAGTCGGATTTGCTTCCTGATAGGCTATCGCATCCCTGAGACGTATGTACTTACTGCACCACTTCCATGCGGTTTTCTTGTCTGTCATGTTCTACTCCTTAGCATCTGGTTAGCTTTCCAATAATCTAAGACAACGTGAACAGTAATTGCAGTCAATAATATTATCGCAACCATTAGTGATACACGTCACTGCCTTCCTGAACTGCCTACTGCCTGCTTCCTGCAACCGCTTATTCTCTTCAGCAAGGATAGATTTATCTATTTCACCTTGCAAATCTGGGTGAGATAGGCCGTTTTCTCGGTGATAAAGTATGATATTTAATTTAGCTATCTCTTGCACTAAGTCATCTGTCTTGGACATGGGTTTACTCCTTAAACTGGCGGCAAGCGGTTTTCGGCGGGTTCTTAGCTTATTAGGCGTACCGACTTACGGCCTTACCCGACTTACGGCCACCTACTCACCGCCGTCGCCATTGTTACTCCTTGATTCTCGTCTGGGACTGCAAAGAATTCAACTCTTTAGCGGCGCAATCCATCAAAGCAAGACAAGCCTTAAACTCAACTCGTGCCTGAATCAAGTCCGCTTCATCTTGGCCGCACATACCCTTTGCAATCGTCTCTACTAATGTTGCTGGATTGCCGCCAGCTTTGAGTTTTATAGTAGATATTTCCATAGCTTTTCTATACTTTAGTAAGGCTTTGGCCTCATTCTGCCCTCTTACCATAGTCTCAAGTGCGCCCCTACGGCCAGCGAGATACGCTTGCAGTTCGTCCATTTTAGCTATTGCTACTACGTAATCCATGATTTCTCCTTAGAATGGATCCATTTTAGAAAGGAATATCTTCGTCAGCGACTGGCGTTCCCTGCTGCTGTGACTGTTGTGGTGGTTGATTCATTTCGCCCGTCATTGCAAATTCTGTCCAGTTTAGCACATCTTCACGGCAGTCACATCTTAGAGAGCCGTTAGCTATCGCGGCCTTTATAAACTGTGTACGGCATTTACCTCTGTTTTCAGCGTCATAGTCCCTGCCGCCTGAGTTTTGGCCCTGAGTGGCCTGTCCGCCACCCTGAGAGTCGCCCTGTGCATACTGAGGATTTACCTTTTTGAACTTGTATCCGTATTCGTCTTTTGTGAATGTGAAGTTGATTTCATTATCCACACCGAGTGGGTATTGCTCTGTTTTAGCGCCTATTTCGCCCGTTACCTGCCCTTCGTTTGTCTGGATAGTTACTATAAAGGTGTATATCCATCCTTGCTTGCTCTGGTATCCTCCTGTTTGGGTTTTCTGTATCTGTTTGATTATTCCTGTCTTTGTCATTTTCAGTCTCCTGTCTTGCTTTCATTATTCGTTTACGCATCTTCGATACGTCTTTACGTGGATAGCAGTCGCCTTCAGACTCAGCCATCGCTTCGATTGCTTGCGGGGTGGTTTTCATGTTTCTCTTTCAATTCTTCTGTATGAATATCGCCGATGACTTTCCAATGCCAACCATCGCCTGAATGTTCACAGTCAGCTACAAATGGGTCAAATCCAATACCTTCCCATTCACATGTTTTTATTCTTGGTTTGGCTACTTTTGTGGCAGTTGACTGTAACAAGTCCCCTTCGTATATTTCCCTGCCCCCCTTATCTTTAATGCCAATAAACTGTTCGATTATCCATTTATGGTAATCATCTGATGTTGGATTTAGAAATTGGTCAAAGGTGTACCGGCTACCATCGTCAAATGTAATACCGTCTTGGATGTCGTAATACATTATTTTATCCACTTTATCCCACGCTCTAAATTTTATCTCTCTCATTTTGATTCTCCTATACAACATGGGCCTTTCAACTTATTTACACAACACTTTGGCACTCTCTCGCTCATATACGGCTTGCCGCAGGCTACGCACAGCATCTTCCAGGTCTTGTCCAGTGCGCCTTGCGAACGCTCAAGCTGTGCGTTGGATTCCTGTATGTCGATTTCGCATTGCAGCCTGCCAGCTACTATGCCGTTGTCATGTCTCATGGCTTCTCCTTTAGTAGTTGCCGATATGCCGAACGCAACCACAAACTATAAGTATTTTATTTTGAGTTTCAGGTATTTTTCGGTGGCCTTAGAACCTAACAGTGCAAAAAACACGACCGCTACCTGTATCCATGTTATTTTCTTATTGCTCATTATTTCTTCCTTTTTGGTAAATTGACTCCGCTTATAACTTTCAAAATTCCCTGTTGACCCCATCCAGTATGTTTAATATACGGATAGGGTTCTCCTAAGTCAGTGCAAGTTATACAATCTCTCGAATCAATCTCCGTAATTTGATATAATTCGGCAGTAATGACAATATCTCCTACCTTCAAATCCTTTAATCGTGTCGGATATTTGACAACTATTTCTTTGCTAATTTCCGCTGCTTTTTCGCTCATTTCAAGCTCTCCTTATCGCAGATGTAGTTTCACTTTTTCCCAATATTGTTTCGTGCTTTCTTTGTATCGCGCCGTTGGGCATTTGTGCGCTCTTGCCATTGTCTCAATGTCACCTTTACCGTAATGCTGAATGACGATAGCAGTCATTTCTCGGCTCTTGGCTCTGTCTCGTCTGTCCTCATAGCTGAATTTGTCCCATCCGAGGATTCTGTTAGCATCATCGACGTAAATCTCATGTATCTGGAATGCGCCCAACGCCCTGCCTCGGTCTCCGTAGGTATTATCTGGGTCAAACTCTCCGCCCGTCTCTACGACTCTAATAGCATCTAAGAGGTCGTCTAAGGCCGTAACTCTCCATATCTGTGAAGTCTGCTCCTGTGGGGTGTCAGGGGCTGTGCGGGGCAGTTCGTACCAGGCTATGGCACAAAGGATGCCAATGGCTATGCCTGCAAATAAAGACATTGTCCACGATATATATAATGTCGTATTATCTATTGATATGTTTTTCATGTCTCCTTCGCCTCCTTTAGAGCTAAATCAACCATGCTTTTAATCTGGTCCAGAACGTGGCGCATGTTGTCCGCCGTGATAGCATCAAGAGTCATTCCGGCGTCTTTCAATACTTCTGCCGCTTTCTTTAGGTCGGGCTTTGGAAATGCTTTGAGCGGATATGCCCGCTGCCATATATGGATACGTTCTAAGACATCCACAAGATTCTCTCGGCTGGCTTTGAGGGTGTTTCTTTCGTCTATGAGTTGTTTAACTAACGCTCGTGTTGACCATGGATTTGCAATTGTTTCGTTTGCGTACCTGCCATAAACTATAATGCCGGAATTAGCCTCTGCGTTTTCTTCGACAATATATTCTTTCGCTTCATTTGCTATCATCCTGGCTCTTCTACTGGGGTTTGGATTCAGCCATCGATATATAATCTTAGCATCTGAAGCAAGGTCGTTTTTTGGTTTTTCATCCATAATTCATACTCCTTAAAGTTTGCAGGCCGCTCACGGATACTCTGTCTATATGTGAATGAACGTTCATAGCGTTATGCTCCGTAATTCATGGCACTCTTGACGTTGCGGTTTCAAGCGGCCTGCTTGGTGTTATTCTACCTTTTCGTATGTAGCATCGAATATGTCAGGCTTGCAAGGATAGAATTCGCCTTTGATGCCCTTGATTATCCAATCGCCATAATCAGCCATCATATCACCCTCAAGCGTGTGGATTATTAATCCTGTATTCGTCTGTTGGCCGTCACACCATTCAGCAACTTGCTCTGCTTCAAGACCATTTCTTGTGTATTGCTTTGCTTCAATTACTACTGGTTTCTTTCTGTACTTTGCCATATCATTTCTCCTTGTTCAAAATAAGCGACGGAATCCATAGTTTCACTGTTTCTTAGTCCTTTACTATCTTGTTAGGCTCAATCCATGCCGTTCGACCGCCGCTTCCCATGCTGTTATCTATCTTCTTTGTTGAATGTCTCCATCCAGTAACCAACGATATTCCCTGCGGTTTCTGATTCTAATTCCTCAAACTCATCCATTAAATACGGCCTTGCGCCATACATATTGGTCACGCCTGATTCCCGTAAATCGTCGAGAAATATCAAGTGTTCTTCTTTAACGTAATCTGGCCTGCTTATGGTTTCGTTTTCTGCCATTTTCTATTCTCCTTTTTTACTGTGTTTATTTCGTCTATATCTTGTTATCGCTTTAGTTCTAAATATAGGAGGCGGCCATCTGGGGACCGCCCCCTGCAAGAAATAGGCCGAAGCCTAAGAACGAATGACCGAGGCAGGATTCGAACCTGCTCAGGATGTTATATTGCATTATTATCAAGGAGGTACCAAGAAAACCTAACAATGCATTTTATGCGTTTCCCACACGCCGCTCGGCCTTATAGAGGCCACGGAGGGAAGGAGAAAGCGAGATTCCCGTGACCTCTTGAGTTGCTTGGAATGTGCGGGGGCCTTGCGGTATGGCAACTCATGTAACAAGCACTACTGGTTTAACCATGGATTCTTCTGACGCAGGTGAAATCGTTAACCGCATAAGTCAGACTACCACGCCACCCCGCACACTTAGTTTATAAGATGCCGACAATAGCTGTTTCCGGGAGCGACTCTTCACATAAAGGATGCTTTTCCGGTCTTTCATTACGTTCCGACTTTGGTTCGCGCATTGCGAATACTATTGCCAGCATCATATTCTCATATTAACTTTTTTTATCGAGAGCATTATAAGTGCTTACTGGGATTCTGCCGAATCGATGGCGGCTTTGACTTGCTCGTATATTATATTTATCTTCGTACCTTGTTTGTTTATGCCCATTGGTATTGTTACATTGCTTAATAGTATTCTGGCATTCTTGCACGCATCTAATAACTCAGGTGCGGCGGCTATGAGTTGGGCGTTGGCTTCTGATTCTTCACGTTCTCGCAACTGTCGTATCTGAGCTATATGGAATGGAAAATCCTTACGAACAGTTGGAACAATATAGATTCCAGAATACGGAAATCCGCATGGCACTTCTATTGTCCATGGCCCTTCTGTGTATTTCATATCTTTTCTCCTTGGCGGCTTACTTAACGCCTTGTATGTTTCGTCCATTAGGTTCATGAGTTTTCCTTGTTTATAAAGGCTTGCATGCCGCGGAGTTTGAGAACTGCTTCGCTGAATGCTTCTATGTGAATATCTTCATAACCGCACGCCATCTGTATTCTGACTTTTCCATCGCTTATTATCTCGAACGTGATAGCTCTTCCGAAAACATCATTCACGTAAAACGACTCCAGTGGCTCTGCAATGGCGTTGAGGTCGTCGGCGAGGTTAATACCAGAATAAGTATAAGCAGTTTGATTACATTTATCTATCTTGCCATTCTTAAAGCCAATGCCATCTCGCACGCCAAATACATCCAACATATTCGTTAAAGGCGATTGCTCTACAGCAACATAAGTGCCTCCTTTATATTCATAAGAAGGTATGCCATAAATTACATCTAAATGCCTCAAAGGCTTCGGCTTCTTCTCCTCTGCTACCAGCTTCGCCAGTCTGTCAACTTCGTTATTGGCTTCGGCAAGGGCTAAGTCCCTGTCTTTCTTTGCCTGTGCGAGTTTTGTTTCTGTATCAGTCAATGTTCTATTTCTCCTAAATATCGAGTTCCAGAAGCCCGCCCAATGTTACTTGGAACTAAGATTACATAGTCTTTTATACATAACTTTAGCGGCTTTTTGGAAGGCTCTATGCTTCCATCTGTGCCCGTCTTCAGGTGTCCATAATTCGGTTGCAATTTCCCATTCTCGACAGCAACCCGTATTTACATCTTTTAATGGGCAATTTCCGCAATTACCCCAGTCATCGCCAAACCTTTTGCACAATGCGCAATACTGACCCCAAATATCTACTTTTCCATCAAGGTAGCCTTTTATTAGTTCTTGCTTAGTTGCAGTGAATACTTGCCACCAATGCTTCTTGCTTATCGATATTGCTACTTTATCGGATTTCTTTGCCGCTGCTTCAATCTGTTTTATAATTATCCATTTCATTTCATTCTCCTAAATAAAAACTCAACTTACTTACTAAAATCATATACTGCCCATCCAGCGTTAATGCCGCCATATCCTATTAACAAAGGTTCCCGCAATTCAGGATATAAGTGAGCTATCAACAGCGTCCCTAATCCTGTTATCGAGAAATACGTATTAACCCGCCTGTCAGATGGATACCTGCCAAGTATAGGATTGTATTCATAATTGCCCGATATATCTAAATGCCTCTCAGTTGATATGGCGTTGACCGTATGAGCCGTTACAAAGAAAGCCGCCGCCGCTTTTTCTCTGCCCGTCCATGGTCTCGGATGCGGGACGACAGCACAACCTGTTAATAATAGCATAATAAAACCGAGACGGAGGCCGAGAAGCACTGCCGAAGTGAGCAGAATAACTCCGCCTCGGTATAAAACTTTGCTGGTTGTTTCTGTGCTTCTCATTTCACATTCCGTATTTACTTGTTATAAAAAGATACAGGCTAAAGGCTGTCATTAACAGCCCAAGCCTTTATGTTTTTACTTATTAGCTAATGTCTCATCTTCAGTCTCCTTATTGAATTGTAAAATCAACTCAATGAATCTAAAACTATATTCGACTATTTCGGGCTAAAAGTCAAATAAATCTCGGAAAGAAATAACACTTCTTTACAAGTCTTGAATTGTCAATTACTTACAAGCGAAAATAACAGAGACAGTGACGTAGTGCCACTGCCTCTATCGGAGGAGGAATATGTGTTTGTTATTTTTTCCTAACATTTTCTAACCAACCAAAAATGCACATCCCTACAACAGCAATAAGCACAATACCGGCTATTACATACTTCACTGTTTCCGGTGTGTGCATTGCTGCTAATGCAGTTATCGCTATGGTGGCCAATCCTTTTTTCTTGCTATCACCTATTGTGGGTTTATCTTCCATCTTTCAATCCCTTTATTTTATCGGAGAGTTTCTGGTATTTGGTATTTAATCTGTCGAACTTTTTCATATTCGGCTTTGCAAGTGCCGCCGTCATTTGGCAGACTATTTCATGGCGGTCTGCTATGAGTTGTTCGAGAGTCTTTTTCATTTCTTCACTGCCTCCCAAATCAAATCAATTTTATTATCCATATTAACGACCTTTTCCTCGAATTTAATTCGGTGGTTAGAGTTCAATTTAATTTCGGGCTGCATTTTAGTATTATCCGCCACCTGATGACCTAATGTAGCATAGCCATAGATTATACCGGATATGAGGACTATTATTGCTATTATCATCGTTCCGTATGTCTTAATACTGTTTGTCATGCTGTCTCCCTTAACTTTTCCTTTATTTAGCTGTTGCAGTTCTTGTCCCTATAGTATCTGATTCGATATGCAAGCCTACTTCGGTCAGGAATGGGTCGCCCGTAGGCTCTGTGCCTGTTGATGCTATCCGCCTTACCCTGCCCTTCACTATTGCCCCCTGAACGAAATTACCCGTTACATCGTCACCAATATCTATAGTAAATCCAGTACGGTCAGTAGTCGATGCCGGTATAGTCAGTTCTCCATTAATAGTGGTTGGGGCGGGAAACACATCCCCAAAACCATTCTCGGCGGGGACATTTGCGATAGAATACTCTACCTCGAATTTCATCGTCCGGTCATCTACATTACTGCCGTTTACAGTACCGTGGACATGAAATTCAATAAGGGCTGCATCTTTATAAGAATGGGCCAATTCATTGGAGAACTCCTGAAAGTCATTCAAATCATAAGCGTAAGCATTTAGATTACCAACAAAACTAACCCATGATGGTGCGTTGGCAGGTGGAACTTTGGCACTTGATAGAGAAACGACTAAATCATTGAATACAGTCGCTGCACCATTCATCACGTAAGTGCCGTCAGGTTCAAATTGAGAGTAGTCTGTTACTCCACCATCGCCTATATAAGTATTCCCGGCGGCATCTACCTTGAAGTGGTCTGTAGGCGTATCGCCATCAGCACCGTCATTCGTACTGATAACTATCTTGCCTTTTTCATCATCAGATGTTCCATCATGGCTTATTTCTATCCTTGCAAGGGTAGTTCTTTCACCACCAGACTGTTCGCCATAGAATATGATTCTTGATTCCCTGCCGCCGTCCGTATCTTCGTGAGTCAGGTTTCTAAGCGTTATATAGGGTTGCGCGTTGTGGATATATAATGGTGTATCCGGACTGGACAAACCAAGTCCTACATAACCTTCCTTGGTAACAACCATTGCTTTTTCTACAAACGATCCCGCGTTCCACAGACTCAAAAAAAACTTACCTGAATTATCAGCCCCATCTCTGGCAAAAGCCGTTCTACCTATGAAATTCTCGACCCCAGCGGTATCTTCAATAGCGTAAAGAAATCCCGGACCAAAATTAGTTGTCATATCCCCTGTGGTAGTGAGTTTGAATGTCAATGCCGAACTTATGGCATTGATTTGAGTTGTCTCATGCTCTACCAACAAAGTCCTCGAAAGCGTTTCTGTTGATTCTCTCTTGATATGTACTTTGTATATAGAGGATGGACTGTTCGTTCCTAACCCCACTTGCTCGTCATCTACAAAAGAAGAGTGAAGCGTGCCATTCACTGTCAGGGCATTAGCTGTTAATTGAAGTAAATCATTATCACCACTAAAGCCAATCAATCCTCTCTTGTCCTTATCAACATACAAACTAATATAGTCATCTCCCTCTACTGCTCGCCTGTTGATATTAAGACTCTGGCCGTCCGCTTCGTCTCCTACATCAGCGTTATCAAAGAACAGGTCAATAGAAAAATCGGCAGTAATATCGAGAATACCATCGGTAAGAGTTGAGCCGATTGATATATCAGTGTCTCGGAAGTAAATTTTGCCAGAAGTTCCTACATTGATTGACCCTGAAAATGTTGCGTCCCCCCCGCTTAAAATCAAAACAGTCTCACCGGTTGAGTCGCCTAAATACAAATCACTTTTTTCAGCACGCAACCTTATATGTGTATCCCCACTTGACCCATCGCCCACATAACCAGTTCTATCCCAATTCCCCGCTGTTGTTCCGCCAAACTCAATATATGCGGTAGTTGCACTTGCTGTATCCCCCGAATCTCTAAGGCGTAATACGGCGGATGAACTAAAGATTTCCATAGGTCTGCCCGGTGTGATTGTTCCTACTCCAAACCTATTATTCACAGTATCAACATTAGCAATGACATTCCCATCTTTGTCTTTGACTTGAAAGAATGTTGCAGAGTCTGTGGTAGGCCGGAAGACAGCGGAGTTCAAACCAAGAACGGCACAGCCCGCTACTGTTAATGCAACTGGCTTTAATATCTTGGCTGTATCGTCCCAGATGAGTTCTGCAACTAAGGTAGGCACCCACGCCTGCAAAGTCTCGTCCCAGAACAGCATCACACCCTGAGCGCCTGAGCCAGTGCCGGTAGGCTTGAATATCCATCTTCTGCGTAGTCTGCCTTGGCGTTCCATTTATTCAGTCCTC